AAGAGACCCATCAGCAAAAGATGGAAACAATCCGCCAACAGATGGCTCTGAATGATCTTAAAACCCGCAGTTCTATTCTGGAGAAAACCGCCAGACCCGCAGGCCGACCCCCGATGGCTACAACGGCGTAATATTTATACTAGACAAATTTAAAATCTGCGTATAGTTAGATCTTATTAATGGATTGGACAGATCAAGATGCTGGTGAATGGGCGAGGGCATGGTCGTTGCCCATTATGCAGAAGGGGCTTAAATTCATCTCCAAGCGGGTTCGTCCGAAGCGGAGCAGTAGTCCTGTGGCACAAGGTTTCGATTTGTCGCCAGTGTTCATTAAGAGCGCGGGTTTTTACGAGGGCAGTCAAGAGGTTATGGATCTCATTGAAACTTTGGGTTATGGACAGGTAAATAAACCTAAATTTGACTTGCCAGAACCCTTCTCTCATATAACTTCAGAAGAAACTAACTAATATAACTTATGGCTAATATACTCAACTCTGCCCTTACGGGTGACGCAGACTTCGCTGGAACCATTTTTGGAGGGGCCAACGCAGAACCCGCCCCCGAAGTTCAACCCAATGAAACCGCCGCGCCCGAAACCCAGCAAGAAGAGCCAAAGCCAGCAGCCGAAACCCCGAAAGAGGAAACTCCCAAAGCGGAGAAGAAAGCTCCCATTAAAGCGGAAACCAAATCCAAAGCCACCAAGGAAGAGGTAGAGAAGAAGGTTGCAGATATTACCAAGGAAGTATCGTCTAAGGATGCTAACGAGCAGACAGAAGCAAAAGACGACGATGACCTCCCGCTTAACCCCCACTTTGCCGATAAGCCCATCTCCGATAAACCTGAAGGTGACGATTCCGAAAAGGGGGTCTCAAGCTGGAAAGAGATCAAAAGCGAAATGAAAAAAGCCCGCGAGGAGCGGGATCGTCTCAAGGCCGAATTGGACGCCACCAAAGAAAAGGTGGGTAAATACGAGGGGGAGACGGTCAAGACCCTCCAAGAAGAACTTGAGAGCTACAAAACTCGCATGGCAGAGCTTAATCGCGAGCTAAAGACCGCAAACTTTGAACGAAGCCCCGAATACGTCGAAACCATCAAAAAGCCTCTCAGTGGCCTTCAGGGCGATTTGAAAGCTATTGCAGAAGCCAATGACGCCGACTTCTCTAAACTCTGGCAAGCCCTAACAGAGCCAGATGCCCGCAAGCGTATCGACTCTCTGGAAGACCTGACGGCGGACTTCAAGCGCATGGAGCAGTTGTCCATCGTCAAGATGGCCGATAAATACCATGAGTTGGCCCAATACCATGAGCGGTTCCAGAAAGAGGCGGAATCCCTCGCAGAGGCCGAAAATGCTCGTAAGGCCCAATCCGAGCAGGAGTTTATTGAGAATGACCTCCGCCTCCAGAAAGCCTTTACAGCCAAGACATGGACAAATCTGGAAGACCGCTACAATTTCCTCCAAGAAATTGATGGGCAAGATGAGTGGAATAGCCACATCCGCGCAGCCAAAAAGAACGCCGCCGAGACCAATCTGGATCGCTTGAGTGTCGAAGACCGAAGCGCCATCCTTGCACGGGCCGCAGTAGTCCCATTCCTTGAAAGCGCCATCAACCATTATACCGCCCAGACCGAAAAGTTGAGCGCCGAAAAAGATGCAAAAATAAAAGAACTCCAGACTCAGCTAGAAGGTCTAGTCGGGGCCACCCCCAGCTTGGGCAAGGCCACCGAAACTGATGTTAGCGACGATGATGAAGATGTTGATAGTCTGATGAACTTTGGCAAGACGATTCTTGGTCGGCGCTAAAATTCTGCTATTGACAAATTTGTGCAAATGTAATAGCTTGCACCCAAGACTGAAGTCTGAGTTGGTCGCAGACACCTCGCTGGCGGGTTAGCGCCTTCAAAATTTGTAGCCGTAAATCTCTGGTCGCGGCCCAGAAAATCAACCGATAGACGGGCATTCTATGCCTTGATATTAAAACTAACCCTAAAACCAAATAAGAATAAACTAATAACATGTCAGCACAAACTGCAACTACTTGCGAGAGTATCAATGACAATTTCCAGAGAGAGACTGGACGTATTGCCCTTGGCACCCATCGCTTGGGTCTGTATAAAGACCCTTATCTGCGTTTTGTTACGCAGTCCGCATTCCCCGACAACATGGGGAAAACCATCACCAACACCATCGCCCAGCGCACGGTTGCCACAGGCAGCGGCTGGGAGGAAATCGGTGTGACGGGTGAGTCTGGTCAGGACAACTCCTGCTTGGCTCCCGTCAAGAAAGTCGGCTACGCCTTCGATCAGAAGACCTTTTCGCTCCGCCATCAGGCGATTGAGTCGGATTGGATCTGCTTGGAAGACGTTCGCACTTCGGCTTTCCCGATTGACGATGTCAACAACTACATCAAAATCTTGGCCGACAACGTCAACGTTGAGTGGATCAAGCGTTATGATGACGATTACTATGCCACGGTGACCAAGATCTCTGTCGAGGCTGGCCTCGCTGAGACCGCTGGTTCCACCTTTGGCTCCCTGCCGAATCCTACCTCCGTCCTCACGGTTGGTGTCCTTCGCGAACTCTATGACCGCCTCTACCAGAACAACGCTGGTGATGACGGTGATGCGGTGACTGATGACGGTTCGCCTGTGTTCAACGTGTTTGCCGAACGCGCCACGATTGAGAACCTGATCAAGCTCAACGAAGATGTCCGTCAGGATATCCGTTACAGTGATCGCGTTAACGATCTGCTTGGTGCCAACGGCTCCTCGCTCCTGCCCAAGAAGGCTTACGGTGGATTTGTGTTCCACAGCCGCCCGTTCCCGAAACGTTTCAACGATGACGGATCTGGTGGTTATACCGAAGTTGCCCCGTATATCGCTGCCTCTGGCGCGGTCAAGGGAACGAAGTATATCATCAACCCCGCCTACAAGGCTGCGAAGTATACCTCCACGGTTATCTTCCATCCGAAGGCCGTTGAGTGGCTCGTCCCGAACCCGAACCTCAAGGTTGGCAAGCTTGTCTATGATGCTCAGAACTATCGCGGAGACTTCCGCTGGATCAACGAGTACGACAAGAATTGCAACCCTGACAAAAACAGCGGTTACTGGCGGGCAAAGATGGCCTGTGCGGCGAAACAGATCTTCCCTGAGTTTGGGTATTATCTGCTTCACTTGCGCTGCAATCTGGCTGGCGACCTCGTCGCTTGCCCGTCTGGCGCAGGCTACGGCTACCTCGCGTAATTAGTTAGTCTCTATTCATCAAGGCTTGCCTTGGAGTAAAATCTAAGGCAAGCTCTATGAGGAGAGAATAACTATTATGAAATTAACTATACCGACCGATTATACCTTGCCTGAAGATGTTGCTGATGGCGACACCTTTGAAGAGCTTGTGACCTTCCGTGTTGACGGAGATTCGCTGGTTCCCACTATGTTGGCTGGCGTCGAGATTGCGGCTGAAGAGGCCGAAGACGAAGACGAGATGGAGGACGAGGCTGCTGACGAAATGGAAGCAGCTTCTCCTATGGCTGGCATGGGTGAGCGTATCATGGGCATGGCTTAAAGGACGGAGACCATAGGCTATGGCTCTCCCTACTTTAGATGCGGTGTTTGCTTCGGCGGCGGATCAGCCCCGAAGGATGATGCTGGCCCAATGGCTGGTTAATATTCAGTATTCGGGGTCGGTCGCGGATTACTACACTCTCCCAGAACAGTATCTCTGGGCTAAGATCGCCGTAGCCGCAGGCGCACCATTGGATGAGGCATCGTATATCTCTCTTCCTAAGAACTATGTCTGGAAGGCTATTTATGATGCTGTTTCGGTGTCGGGGGCTGGACTCATCCAATGGAATGAAAGACAAGCTTTGGGGCATATTGCCGCTGCCTATCGCGGAGACACAGCCAACCCCGCAAACTTAGCCACCTATATCGACTGGCCTTGGCGCTATCAAGTGGCTTCCATTATTACTTCACTATGAGCATCGAAGAAATACCAAGAAGGAGGGGACTTGAGAGAGGCGTGAAGCTCACGATGAGCGAGTTGATTGCGGGGGTTGCCTTGATGATTACTTTGTTTTCGGCCCTCAATGGGTGGATTGTCTTGCCAGAGCAGATGCGACATATACAAACCAATGATGCAAAACAGGATGCGCGGATTGACCTAATGAATCAAGAGAACCAAACCCGCAGCGAGACCTTGGCCCGAATTGACGAGCGCACAAAAAGAATCGAAGATTACTTGAAATCCAAAGGATTCTAGTCTAGCTTTAAAACCTATGAAATCATTCCTTACTTACATCTTCGGGGTTCCCGCCAAAATCTGGAGTTTCTATGCTCCCATCCTTCGTGAACTCTTCGTGGATGCCGCCGCATCTCTCCTTCCTCTCGCATTGGACATCGTCCGCGAGTTGGCCGACTCCAGCAAAACTGGGTCGCAAAAACGAGAGGCTGCTGTTAAAAAGCTTACCCAAGCGGCTCTTCGTAATGGTATCGATGCTTCCGAGTCCTTGATTCGTTTTACGATTGAATCGGCGGTTCAGCGTGTGAAGGTGGAAGAATAATCAAATGAAAGATAAAATCCTAGCATTTTTGGTCTCTAAATCTGGCGGCATCATCACCCCGCTTATCGCCATGGCTGTGGCGGCGGTTGTTTCTAAGCTCGCCATGATTG